TATCAGATCACGGTGGATGAAATTGATACAATGGAGAAGAGAGCCATCACATCCCAAATTGGGTATGATGATTATGTAGCTGCTTTTCCAACAATGAACTCTGAAAAGGTTTACGTGGGTACAACTGCCCCGGATTATCCAAAAGATATGCATTATCGGATGGAAGTTGGTAACTCAATCTATAGCACCAATCGTAATGCTCAAGTTAACCAAAGATTGAAGCGAGTTATGGCTAGAGCGCTTCATAATTCAACTCAGATGACCTTGAAAATCCCCGGCAACATAGACATTCAACTAGGTGATACAGCTTATTTCGATTTTCAATACCATGGGATGGTGGATCAAACCGCTGCGGGTAAATACTTGATATGTCAAATCAAACATGAAATGACCTCTCAGGAATACACCATGACATTGGGTATCAGGAAAGAATCGAATATTAAGGGTGACAAAATTGAAGGCTAAGAATACATTCGAATTACATTGGTTTTTTGGTATTGTTGAAGGACGGAATGACCCTCTCGAAGCTGGTCGATTACAGGTTCGGATATACGGTCGTCATACCGCCGATAAGGTCAAAGACCAATTCAAAGGAATTCCCTCAGAAGAACTTATTTGGTCCCAATCCATTAACAGTATTCAATCGGCATCTGTGAGTGGTGTAGGATTAACACCAAACGGCCCTGTAGAGGGCTCTATGGTATTTGGATTCTTTCTTGATGGTAATCTATGCCAACTCCCTTACATCATGGGTACAATTGATGGTATCCCAGTAGCATCATCAGACCCGACTCAAGGATTCAACGATCCAAAAGGGCTGTATCCAAAGTTCCTGAATGAACCGGATGTGAACCGTCTTGCTAGATCCGCGTTTAGATCCCATCCGGGTCTTGTATCAAAAACTGCTGGTAGGATCACAGGTATTCCTGTAGCAGTTGATAACGTTGCGGGTACAGGTGTTCCGGGGTCTGCTGATACATTGGGTACAAAATGGGATGAACCGGCCCCGGCTAACAATACTAGATACCCATACAATCATGTACGTGAAACTGAATCTGGTCATGTTGAAGAATATGATGATTCACCCGGTGCAGAAAGAATGCATTGGATGCATGGTACTACAGGAACATATGAAGAATGGCAACCAGATGGATCGGTATCACAGAAGATTACCGAAGATCAAACTGTTATTGTAGTTGGTGGTAGAAATATTCTGGTTGGTAAAGATCAACAAATTACAATTCTGGGTAACGCGAAGATTTTAGTTCAGGGGAATTTACAAGAACAAGTCAATGGGAACGTCACCAGATTGATCAAGGGGAATCTTTCTGAAAAGATTGAAGGTAACTATGCCCGAGATATTTTAGGGGAATCTTTTGTTAACACTCAAGGGAACGTAACTCAACGGGATGGGTCTAACAGAACAGAAGTTATTGCGCTAAATAAAACAGAATCAATTGGGTCTAATAACTCTCTTCAAATTGGTGCCCAAAATTCGATTCAATGTTTAGGTGACTGGACACAAACGTCAGCTACCAGTTTCACGCACATTACCGGTGGTAATAAAACCGATATGGTTGGGGGTAACTACGGTATCAACGTTTCGTCGGCATATGGTCTAGCTTGTGCTACGTTCAGTGTGGGTGTTTCTGGGGCCGCAACAATTGATGCAACTGGTCCTACCGCTATTCTTGGTTCTCGGATCGATTTAAACTAATGGTGAAATATGTCGGCTTGTAAAAATTTAGACGACTTAACAGCTTCTATTGGATCGGCTGCCAGTAAAGCATTGGATGGGATTGTTGGTACAATTACAAATTCTCCAACTGCTGGTACTGCCGGGGCCATCGGAGCCAAAATAAGTTCAGCTATAAATACTGTAAAATCCGAAGCACAAAGTGCGTTGGCCGCTGCAAAAGGTGCTGCCGCCAACTTTGAACAAACTCTAATGGAGTTTGCAGAATCGACCCAAGCTCAAATTGAAAACCTTGAACAGCAAATGATTGGTGCTACACAAGATGTAATCCATCAATTGCAACAAGATATTGAAGATTTGAAAAGTGCGGTGGAATCGAAGATCCCGGCGTGGATGCATAAAACTCCCGAACAGTTGCTGCAAGATGCAATTAGTGGAATATGTGACCCTGCCGTTGATGGAATGGTTGTGCCGGATGAAGGGACTGCTAAAAAAGCTGCTCCATCAACCGCACCTGCTACCAATCCGGGGCCAACTCCGGTTGAAACTTTTGCAGTTCCATCAAAACCTCCTATTAATACCAACCCAATTGTGGTTGATCCGGTAACAGGTGTAACGCCGTAATGACAAACGTAACCAGAGTAGGTGATTCATGTGTGCCCGGTCCAAGTGGTGGATATTCTACAAATGCGTTAACCGGGTCGCCAACTGTTAACGCGAATAGTTTACCTGTGCATCGGGTTGGGGATTCATGGATTTTACCCAACCCGAATCATAAAACATCTACTGGGTCGCCCAGTGTATATGCGAACCAAACTCAGGTTGCGAGGGTATTTGATCAGACTAACACAGGTTCGATTATCAATGTAGGATCGCCAACTGTATATGCGAATGAATCGTTCATTACCGTATCTGGTGTAACTATGCCATCAAACCAGAATTCATTCAAAAATGCTGAACCACTTATTGATAATGTTGGGTACTCTGGTGTTGATGATGAATTTGAAGTAAATGGGAATGCGCCGGTATACCCACCGTTACCGCAAACCTCCCCACCAACCCCAATCCCGGTATCAGTTCCGGTGGCTGTAGAAGATGATACCCCGGAACCGGAACCCGCCAGCACACCAGTTTCGGATTGCCATATGATTACACTACCGATTGATTATGATTTTCAATTGAGCACCAATTTTAAATTACGTGATTTGAGTATCAATGCACTATTCCCACATACGATTAAAGCACAAAACGGGCTTACTGAAGCACAGATCGTATGCAATCTAAAAGCATTGGCTGAAAACATTCTAGAACCGTTCAAAGCACAGTTCGGGAGTTTTCGGATTAATAGTGGATTCCGTACAAGACAAAATGGAATATCACAGCACGAAAAGGGACAAGCCGTTGACATTCAACTTCCCGGAAAGACATATGACCAATTGTTCGCAATTGCTCAGTGGGTTAAATCTAATATGAACTACGATCAATTGCTATGGGAACATGGTAACGCACCGTGGGTACATATTTCGTTTAATCAGGCAGGGAATCGCCCAAAAAACGCTTCCAATTCTGTCATGACGATGTATCAAAACCATTATTCACCGGGTTTGAAAAAAATTACCAACTATTCATAAGGAATTAGCATGAGTGAAATACTCGATAGCAGCACATGGGAACCTACGATTTACCAAATCTCGAAAGACGATCTGGTACTTGGTGGTGCCCCAATTATCGAAGATAATCTAATTATCTCCGGTGTTGCCAACATCGCATCCCAGCAGTTGACTAACCGTACAAATTATTTGAAAGACCGTGCCGATGCTACCGATGGTAATGTTTCTGCATTAACTGATCAAATGAATACAGCTAACACCAACATCGCAACTGCCGCACATCGACTTGACGTTCTTGAACCGATTGTATCAACCATCACCGCCAACGTAGTGCTCGCTACCGATGACGCCCGTACCTCGGCTCAACTTGCCGGAGTAAGTGCCTCAGACGCTGCTGTAAGCGCTGCAAGTGCCGCTGATGCTGCTACTAGCTGTGCAACCGCATTGCCAAATGCATCCGCTGCTGCAAACTCCGCAACTGCCGCTGCAACATCGGCTACAACATCGGCATCAAACGCTGCCGCTGCCGGAACGTCTGCAACCGCTGCCGCTGCAAGTAAAAACGCTGCTGCAATCAGTGAAACAAACTCCGCATCCAGTGCATCTGCCGCTTCTACGAGTGCGACCAATGCTGGGGCAAGTAAAACTGCCGCTGCAAACTCCGCAACTGCCGCTGCAACTTCGGCAACTGCCGCTGCTTCTAGTGCGTCTGACTCCGCAACTTCGGCTGCTGCTTCTAGTACCTCGGCCACCAATGCATCAAATAGTGCATCTGCCGCTTCTACAAGTGCGACCAATGCCGGTGTAAGTGCAACATCCGCAACTGCTAGTCAAACTGCCGCTGCTGCGTCTGCTACATCTGCAACTGCTAGTCAAACCGCCGCTACGGCAAGTCAGACTGCTTCTGCTGGATCTGCTTCTGCTGCACTGTCAAGTGCAAACAACGCTGGGGTTAGTGAAACTAACGCGGCAACGTCTGCAACCAACGCTGCTACCAGTGCATTAGCCGCTGCGAACAGTGCTACCAGTGCATCAACAAATGCAACAAATGCCGTAGCCGCTGCTGCCGGGGCTTCGACCAACGCGGCATCTGTTTCGACCAACGCTTCTGCTGCTGCCAATAGTGCAACCAACGCTGCTGCAAGTGCCGCTGCTGCATCTACCAGCCAAACCGCTGCTGCAACGTCTGCCACTGCTGCTGCTGCAAGTCAAACTGCCGCATCTACCAGCCAAACTGCTGCTGCTGGTTCTGTTACTTCGGCTGCAACATCAGCTACGAACGCCGCTGGATCGGCCACTGCTGCTGCAACATCAGCAACCAATGCATCAAATGCTTCTGCGGCTGCAACCACTAGTCAAAATGCTGCTGCAACATCAGCTACGAACGCTGCTGCTTCTGCAACGACTGCATCAAATGCTCAAGCTTCCGTAGCTGCTTCTGCAACGACCGCAACATCTGCCGCAACATCCGCAACTAACAGTGCAACCGCTGCTGGTTCAAGCCAAACTGCTGCTGCTGGGTCGGCTGCTGCTGCTGCAACATCTGCAACCAATGCATCAAATAGTGCCACTGCTGCTGCAACGTCTGCTACAAATGCTGCAACCAGTGAAACCAATGCCGGTAATTCGGCCACTGCTGCTGGTACAAGTGCTACAAATGCTGCTGCAAGTCAAACTGCCGTAGCTGCATCCGCAACGTCTGCTGCAACGTCTGCTACAAATTCGGCGAATTCTGCAACTGCTGCTGGTACAAGTGCTACAAATGCTGCAACCAGTGAAACCAATGCCGGTAATTCGGCAACTTCGGCGTCTGGATATGCATCCGCTGCTGCAAACTCGGCAACATCATCAGGTACAAGTGCAACGAACTCGGCGAATTCTGCAACTTCCGCTGCCTCTAGTGCAACTGACGCTGCCAACTCCGCTGCTGCCGCCTTGGCTTATTCGATCCAACACTACAGAGGTTATTACACTACCTTAGCTGCACTTACATCAGGTGTATCATCGCCAATTGCAGGTGATTATGCGGATGTTGATGCAGGTACTGGTTCTAACGCATCGCAATACATTTGGGATACAAACGATAGTGTTTGGGTGCCTGCAAGTGCTCCTACACCAGTCACTGCGTCTCAAGTAAAAGCATTGTATGAATCGAACCTGAATACCAATGCGTATACAGATGTTGAGAAAGCTAAATTAGGTACACTGTCATCTGTTGGATATCCAAGTCTTGCGATTGCCGCAACTCTTAATATCGGATCTGTAGATTCTACTACAATTCTTATTACGCATGTTCCCGGAGTAACTGTCACATCCTTTGGTACTGCGAACGCTGGTGTGTTCCGTCAATTGATTATCGGGTCCGGGCCAGGGCATACATTAACTTACAATGCAACTTCATTGATTATTCCGGGTTCCGCTAATATCAGTGTGACCGCAGGTACTGTTGTAGAAACTGTATCGTTGGGTGGTGGTAACTGGAAAATAACTTCGGTATGTAAAGCTGATGGTACGGCGGTGGTTGGCACTCCATGGACGGGTGGTACACTAACAAGTCCTATTAACGAAGCCCCGATGCAAAACATTGGAGTGGTATCAAGTAAAATTGATTTGGGTTCTGCAACAACAAACACCCTTGTTATAAATGCATCTGATGGTAGTGCAACAGTAAGCAATTTGGGTACACTTGTTAGTGGCGCAGCTCGAAAACTTATTAACCAATATTCATCACCTGTGGTTTTTGATAGTACGGGTAATATCCTTACACCGTTTACTCTTAACTATGGGGAGGTGGCTGAACTAACATACAATGGTAGTGGCTGGACCGTTACAGGAATCGTCCAATATTCACCATCATATTATCAGGTGATGGCTGGATTTGCGAATGGAAGTGGTTCCGCGACGGGTACTGTAGATATCGCCGGTAGTTCGACCAACCCACGTTCAGCTCCGATCAAGTTGCGTGCAGGTACAAACATGACCACACCAGAAAATGGTGCGTTCGAGTATGATGGTACATCGCTAACATTTACTACAGGTAGTTCGCGACTAACACTTGCTTCACCGACGACCAACCTTGGTACAAAATTAGATGCAACCGCTAACGCAGTGTCTGCCACCAAGCTGGTTACCGCAAGAACCATTAACGGTGTGTCATTTGATGGAACCGCCAACATCACTGTAGCGGATTCAACAAAGGCTGCGAAGGGTGCAAACTCTGACATCACCAGTTTGACAGGATTAACAACTGCATTGACAGTTGGTCAAGGTGGTACAGGGGTAACATCACTTTCAGCTCTGGCAACTGCTATGAGTTTGGATCAGGTTACAAACACCAGCGATGCCAACAAACCAGTGTCAACCGCACAACAAACAGCTTTGAATGCGAAGTTGGCGTTGGCCGGTGGTACGATGTCGGGTGCATTGAATGAAGCTCCATATGTTACTATTGCAAGTGCATCTACTGTAAATATCGGGGCGGCAGCGGCCAACACAATCACAATTAGTGGTACTACAACCATTACAGCGTTTGACACCGTTGCGGTAGGGACTAAACGTACAGTAGGGTTCTCTGGGTCGCTTACACTTACATACAACGCCACTTCCATGATATTAATTACGGCGGCTAACATTGTCACCCAAGTTGGTGATTATGCGGTGTTCATGTCATTAGGTAGCGGTAACTGGCAGATGATCGATTATATTCGGAAATCTGGTGTACCTCTTGGTATTATCGGTACATGTTCTCAAACAAGTGGTGTGCCAACAGGTTCCATCATTGAAACTGGTACAAATGCCAACGGGACATACACCAAGTGGGCAGATGGTACAATGATTTGTACTAAGACATTTGCAACGTTAGCCATTGCTTCTGCAACAGGTGCAACTACTCAGTCTTCTACATATACATTCCCAGCGACGTTTGTTGGTGCGTGGAGTCCAAATTACACTGGTCAAGTAACAGACGCAACACCATCGGTATATTCTATCGGTATGTTTGACTGTGCGGTAGCTACAAGCCAAGTAGGATGGAGATTCACTATTCGAAACACCGGTGGTACTGCAATTACTCAGATTCTGGGTGCCGCATTTACCGCTATCGGAAGATGGTATTAATCTCTATAACAATAAATACCCAACTCATCGAGTTGGGTATTCACTAAAGGATTTGTAATGATTATTAAATTTTCACCACAGCGTCGGGATGATGTCTTGACTGTTATTAAAACCGGGGATACGCTCAATATCAACGGTGAAGACTTCGATTTTTCTTTTATCACGGAAGGCGCGACGTTACCAGCGGAAGCTGTTGGATCTGAATGGGTTGTAGGGGATGTTAGTAGAACTAATGGACAATTAACTCTAACTGTATTACTACCAAATTCTATAGATGCAACTGATGCTGCTAAATTCCCAGTTGATCTTACCGACCCAGTTGATGGGCCATTGGAGTTACCAGTATGAATATTGATGTAACCAAATTAGTTACCGCTGATATGAAAGCAGCTAAAGCTAAAGCAGAACTAGAATCACAATATGTAGATGTGGTACAGACCCAGTTAGATTTGATTGCAAAATCTTATGGCTACGACAATATCAAAACTGCGGTGACCTATGCAGACGAACCAGCAGTTGCAAAATTTCAAACCGATGGGAAAGCTTTAAGAGCTTGGCGGTCATTGGTGTGGAATTATTGTTATGAACAATTGGCGTTGGTAGAAGCCGGTTCTAGAACCCAACCAACTATTGACGAATGGGTATCAGAACTTCCGGTGTTGGCACCAATTCAATATAGTTGATATGAGGTCGGTATGAGTAAATTTCTAAACAATCTGAAAAGTGAACAGTTGGGTAAATGGAACCATAGACTATTGGCCCAACTTGATTTGCAGGATGACATTCATGGGGTGATTAGCGCTCCTGTAGATTTTGAAACAGACTTTGCATCAATCAACTCAATGCATAACATCATTTTATTTCCTATATGGGCATTGGTGGCTGGGTATGGTAATCCATCTGCCGCATTGCATGACCATCTGTACACTACAGGTGAACTTAGCCGTAAAGAATGTGATGGTGTTTTGTACCGTGCTTTAAGAGCTGAAGGTGTCGCTAAATGGCGTGCTTGGATGTTCTGGGCCGGGGTTCGTATTGGTGGTAGAAGTCATTACATGACTG